CTGATTACCGGCAACCTGCATTGTCCATTTTTCCTTATCCTGTTTCTCCTGTTGGAGTTCTTGCTCTTCATAACACGAACAGAGAGACAGAAAGGGAAGTATCGTAGCAATAGCATACAATAACCTTTTTATTCTCATATAAAACAAATCATTAATTAATACTACAAATTTTAATACAAGCGCTTGATATTAATAAGACAAAGATAATAAAAGCTAAAAGCAGTCATTTCCCTATACATATGTTTAAAAACATAAAATCAGTGGAGTTCTACAATATTTTACCATATATTACAACTTACTCCCCAGAACATAGGAACTCAAGTTATTTGCCAATCCCCCTATCCTCTTTCTGGTTCTTCCTGCTTTGGCCGTAACAAATAGACTTCACACTTCCAAGCTTTTAAAATTCATTAATATTAAAATCTATAAATATAAAAGAATCAGAAGCAATCATAAATTTGCGAGATAGGAGAAATCAAGCTTTCAAATACAAGAAGACTTCTCTTAAATGAAAAAGCCCCGACTCCTAAGAACCGAGGCCAGCAACTTAATGATAAGATGCTTCTACACAGTGCGAAGATAGTATTTCTATTTAGAATAGCAATCACCATTCCCACAAATTACAACTCACCCCAACTCCAACATAGGGACTTACCTTATTCCCTGAAAAACCGTATCCGGCCTGCACACCCAGCCCGAACCGCTTGCGTCTCCTGTCAATCGGAATAACCGTTACGGTCTGAGATTTAGTATACGTCTCAATGAAATCGAGATTAGGACGGAATCCACTAATTACGGCTCGATATTCATCCGTCTTGTATTCCTTCTTCTCAATGGGAAGTACAACAGGTACAGAATCTACCTCCAACGAATCACCTACAAAAATAGGTAAATAGAAAGTATCCATTCGTACAACCTCGACTCGATACGGTTTTGGAACTGTATCACGAACCGTATCAATCACGGTCACCGTATCTCTGACCAGTTCCCCCGGTGCGTGTTCCACCCGGCAAGGGTGGAACAGAAGCAATAGGGAAAGGATGATTATGATAATGTATGGCAAATTCTTCATGGGGCTTCCTCCTTTTCCGGAACCGTCCACTCAGGACCGCTCAATATACCTCCCAACTCCGCATCGGATGGTAGTTGTACAGGATCGGATACATATACTTCGTCCTGAAGAGTAAATGTTAAGTCTTTAAGAGCCATATTAATTTGAATTTTAATAGTTATACATCGAACTTAATATCATTAATCCGGTTCATCCAACCTCTCTTGAACTTGTTATTTGCCGGACGTTTACGACATATTTCTTCAATAAAGTCGAAACGTGCAATCTTGATACGGTCAAACAGTTCGCGAGGATTCTTTGAATTTATAGCGGAAATAGTCTTCGGGCCCACAATTCCGTCCGGGATCACTCCTGCCAATTCCTGAGGGATCTTGATACCATGTACACCACTTGCCCAAACCCAATCTACAAGGATGTTGGCGACTGACTGAGATTTTATTTCATCAGCTTTCCAACGATCCCAATACATAGTTTTCAGTATTTCCGTCCATTCCTCTTGTGTAAGGTTCTTCAAACGTTCTACGGTGGGCTTTGGATAGCCTTTCTTCTTACAATACGCCTCGTATGTGGCTATTGTAACCCCCTTGTTTGTAGCACCTCCCAAATCGTCAGGATCATTCACAAATCCGCCCTCCCATCTTAGGATAAACGGAACCAATTTATTCACATCTGCCATTTTCTTTGTATTTTCTTCTTATTTTTAATTTACTCTTTCTTTCCCGAAATATTATCGAACCCCTTCAGCTTATTTATGATAGCCTTCGGGAAAAAGCCCGGGCAAATCTCTTCTACGTTCTCAATAATACTCAAGGCCTCACGTACCATTAATGCCGTACAAGCGAAATACCGGAACCAGACGAAACTATCGACCACCTGACCGGCGATCGAGAAATTACCCATCACATGTGACAGGACTAACACACAACTGTAAATGATAAGCTTACGCCCAATCATACCATAAGCCTTACTACTGATGTCTTTGGATAACCAGTGCTTGACAAAGCCGAGCACCGTATCAACACATACAAGGACAATCAACCATTTGACAAACTCCCAGTCGCCAAAGACATAGCGCTCAAAGAGTTCCAGCAAAGGAGAAAGAGGCAAGGCAATCAATGCAATCATCTTCAAATTTTTCATATTCTTGGATATATAAACTTTAATCGTATATTTGCCGCGTTAATATTAAATTACGCACTTCATGCGGTATGTATAAACTTTCGTTCCTCATCCATACCGCATCTTTCCGCCCCATCTGTGAAGACAGGGCGGATTCTTGTTACTTGGATTTAGATGCCGGTTTGGGCTCTAAAGTGGCTTTTACCTCTTTGGTGATCTGATCGAATACCGTCAAATGTGCCGTAACGTTCTCCGACTCTGGAAGGGACATTTGTTTACTGCCCGATTCTAACAGCAAATACCCGATATACCGCCCGGAGGTTACGGGCTGCTTGCCTGTAGGGGTGTCAATATCTTCCGTGACCGTTTTAATGATTTCACAATGAAGACGACTGAGATTATCGTTATTGACACTGTAGTTTACATTGTACTGATAATCTCCTGAAACGGCTTTACCGTTTACTTGAACTGTTCTTGATTCTTCTTGAAACATAATTTATTGATTTTGGGAGTTAATAATTACTTTATCTAATTCATTATAAATAGCGGTCTTCACCACTGCGAGGATCGGAGCCGGATCAACGTAATTTCGAATGATATTTGCACCTTGTTCGTCAACTTCAACTTCACCTTCTTTATATATCCGTTGGGCAAACTCCAATTCACCCAAATCGGGTGTATTACAGTAAATAGCGTTTCCTACTGTTTTAGCCACGTCGAACTCTTCAACTTCTCCGTCAATAGCTGTTTTTACTTTAATTCTTCTAAAATTGATTTTCATATTTTATTTATTTTGAATTTATCATTGTAATCTGCGCTGACAATGCTGTTTACCAAACGTTGCGCCCTACAACAAACACACGGAATGGACAATCACGGGGACCCTTGTTTGCGTCAAGCATTAAAACCTCAAAATAAGAGTTGTTTTGCGTCTCTACCTGACCGAATACCCAACCATAACCACCCAATCCCTGTACTAAGACAGCGTACTGCGGATGACGTAAGTTGTGGTATATCCTGTATTTTCCAGTAGCTATTTTCTGTGCACTGGTTAAGGTGCACCCGTTGCCCCATTCATTAGTGACTGTACCCGCTTGATATACATATCCGGTACACAGCATTCCAGGAGCGTTCCATTTTTCACTCGCACGCTGCCCAAACAGATGTGAACCGTGGCTTTGTATGGCGCTTCCTCCCTCAGAATTGGCGATAATTTTCAATGCCTTACCGCCCTGTCCATATGTGGAAAGTGAGAGACAGTCTTGATTGTCATTACGAATCTCCATCAACGGGAATCCTCCGGAAGTAGGTGCGCCTCCGTATTGATTAATACGCAAGAAACGTGTTCCGGAGATTTCAAGTTGTATTTTCGCGTCTGCTACATTACGGGAATATATGGCATTGTTTTTAATCTGCCATCCGCCAAGATAAGCACCATTAGTTACGGTCAGATTTCCCGTTGTAATTCTTCCGGCTGCCAGAGCGTTTGTTACTATCGCCGTTGCATCTATCAGAACCGTATTTATATATCCCCCAACTATCACAGTCTTTCGGGGACTCGATGCGGCATGATTTACCATATCCTGCCAGGAAGAATACCCGATATTTGAAGCGATACTATTTTTTAAGGCAAGCATGGCGCTTTCATCCAGTAGACCTTGCGGTCCCCGAGGACCTTGCGGACCTTGTGGTCCCTGAGGACCGGTTGCGCCCTGTTGTCCGGGAAGTCCCTGAGGACCTCTATCCCCTTGGGGGCCTTTAGTACCGGCAGGTCCTTGCAATCCTTGCGGTCCCTGAGGCCCTTGCGGACCGGTCGCACCAGTAGAGCCGGTGGCTCCCTTATCTCCTTTATCTCCCTTATTCCCCTTAAAATTTTGCTGCTCGGATGCCGGCAAGCCGGAGAATGTAACTATGCTACTAATGTTGAGTTTCTTACCAAAGATATCAATTATGTTGGGTTGAATAGTAATACCGGTCTTTAGTTCGTCCTTTGTAGGAGTATCATCAACAGAACCGGCGTCATAAACCGTAGCAAAGGCAAGATACCAGACGACAGGAAGGTTCCCATTGCCTCCTGTCAAATAGAAGAAATTGGTAGAAGAGAATGTACCACTTGAACCGCACTTGACATATACTGCATATTCCTCCCAGTCACCGGTACCAACATTGTTAGTAAGCCATTTCGATGTACCACCGTTACCCGTAGCATTTGAAGCCCACTCAATTTTATATCCAACAGGAACCCATGCTATAAATCGAGTAACGAATACGGCATTAGCGCGGGTTTGAGTTCCAAAAAAGAAGCCGCCCAATCCCGGAGTTGCAGCACCCGAAGTTGTAATCTTCAATTTATAGCCGGATTTGTTAGGTAGATTAACATCTGACGCTCTTTCAACCCTGACCGTTCCATTGCCATTGTTGTTATATACCGATATGCCGTTTGCCCCGTTTCTAAACTCAGGATCACGATACAACATCTGACCTTTGCTCATGGTCAAAGCAAGCAGATGCGCATTTCCGGAAACCGTTGATACAAGGTTGATATCCGTCTTGGTTTGTGATATATCTGTTCCCTGACTCGATACCACTTGACCGAGGGCGTTAAAATCCGTCTGGGATACCTTGCTTTCAATTAACTTCTTTGTCGCCCGTATCTCTGCATCGGTGTGAGTATTGGCTATTTCTGATGCAGAACTTTCTATGTCATTGGCAGAAGGACTCCACGCAGTACCTACGTCGCCCTCAACGAGATTTATGTTTTTATACGAAATGATTAACCCCTGCCTCGTACTTGTATTGCTTCCGGTGAATCCACACAGAAACATAAGGTCATTGAGAGTTACCCCGGAAGGAAGTACGGAGGGTATCTCTAAGGTGATGTAATATCGGGTCCATTTCACTTCATTGGGTAAATCGATAGTCTTATCGGCTATAAGTTTAGCAGTCGAACCCTCGTAATACCGAATATTGAAAAACAATCCTGTTGTATGTACGTAATTCCCGCCTATACTAACATCTATTCCTAAAGTATACTTTTTACCCGGTGTTATGGCCACCTTATATACATTCATCCATTGCTTGTAACAGTTGAATGCGCCACTACCTAAAACTGTAACCCATCCATTTGATGCAGCGTTATAATTTAGGCCTACATTTGACAGATAATCAGACTGATTAAACCAATACCCTTTTGAGCCGTTAAGAAGGTTGCCCGCACCTAACGTTATTTTCCCGATCTCGGTTTTGACGGAAAGCTCAATCAATCCCGGAATAGCGGAGATTTCTGTTATTACGTCTTTACGGATGTCGGATAACTCCGTTTCAAGGTTCTTGCCATTTCTCAGAATGAAAATACCTTTCAGGAAACAGTTCATCGCATACAGGCCGTATCCGGAGGGTTGGAAGTCAGCCGGAAAGTCTGTATCCGTCATGCCATCGAGACAACCCAAAATCACTTTGTTCTTTCCGGCCAAAGACGTGGAGTTTACCCCGTCCAGTACAGAAATGCGCGGCTTGCCATCTTCCGAAGCTGTGAGATACAAAATGCCCTGTCTGTTCGGATTCGTGAGGTTACCCATCTGAACCAGATCATCACCAACGGCAGGAACTGTACCATTTGGAAAAACGGATTTAAGTATGAGAATCGAATCATCATTAACCGAGGCAACCGGAACCCAGTAGTATTTAACGTGTCCGGATGTGTAGACCTGACAACGTACCAAGTCATCAGTGACAAACATCATGTCGCCCTCTATACTTAAAACATAGTAAGCCGGATCGCCGGACGTTTCCGAAACGGACTTGACACGCCCGTTGGCGGATGAAATCACCAGACCGCCGTTAACCGCACGAACTTTCGAAATGATAAGTTCAAAAATGGTCATGGCCTTACGGACTACGGCATTATCTATTTCAAGGTTCCAATCCCCATTGATAGCCTTGTATAGCTTCATCCCTTCACCCATCAGTCCGGGGATAAATCTTTCTGAACTGATATAGTCCTTGACTATGGTTTGAAACAGGGTTGCGACGTGCTCAACATTCAGATCGTATGTTTTTGCAAGTGCCTGAACGAGTAAATTTAAAGTATGCGTGTCACCTTTAGCCCAAATATCCGCGCCTGTTGAAATATTCCCTTCCGAATGGAGTGTGCCAACATTGGCCGAACCGGTTACTTCCAATGTAGCGGCTTTAACTTTCATCCGGGCAACTAAAGATTGCAATTCCGTGTCGCCACTTTCGTTGATAAATGTAAGCCCATCACCAACAAACAGCCCTTTCAGGAAAGTGATAGGCTCTTTAGCTATATCCGCTTTTACCTTGCTTAAATAAAGATCATCTATCTTCTTCAAAGCCTCCTTAATCGCTGCATCAATCTCCTTTAAAGTGCGCTTTGAAGAAAGCGTATTATCATCGGTAAACTCTGTGGCTGTATCCGATTCGGCAATGATACGCGAACGGATCTCTAACAGTGTCCGGAGCGAAGACAGTACATTGCTATCGGTAAACGACTTTGTATCGGTAGCCTTTACAATGTCAATTGAAGCACCTCCACCGCCTCCGCCGTTAACAGTAACGCCGCCAGCCGTCCGGGTGATAACAGCCCCAGCCGGATAGTTCTTTGACCGGGGTTTCGCAGGAATGGATGTAGTTTTAATCTTTACGTCTTTCATGTCTCTATCATAATACACCGGAACTGCTCCATCTTATAATCGATACTTCCTCCGGCATTGATGAATATCTTATTAACCAGAGATTTGTCCGACAGTCTGGAAATAGGAGTTAAACCAATCGTTTCTTCTATTTCTTGTGTTAGCTTGATACGAGTAGTGCTATATCGATTGATTATACGCTGGATTAAATGCTCCTCCGGACGAATAGCCCTGTCAACCAGTACCGAATACAAATTATCACGAAGATAGTCCTCTCCTATCATCACTTTCGAATAGCATGCCCCATCATTGTTGTAACTGGATATTTTAAACTCGATTTCGTCTAATTCGTTAATGTAGTCTTCGTTAACGACATTTTCATAATAACGGTCTGTATTGTCGGTAGTCTTTTCGGCCTCGGTGCTCTTTCCATATTTAAAGGAAAAGTCTTTTAACAAGAATCCATTTATAAAAATGGCATTATGTATTTTAGATGCGTAAAGAGTAAATTCAAGCTCGCCATATAATAGGGTATCAATAGGGATTATTACGCCTGAAACACCTTTATATGGCATATATATTGTTTTTTGGTTCTCAATGGATACATAATCTAATCGGGCTTTGTTATTCTCTTCGGAGGCGGGAAGTCTAAAAAAATAATTGGGATTTGCAGACCATGCGAATGGGGCCAATCCGTTAGTACTGCCATAATATTTATTACCGATCCGTAATTGGCAAGCAGCCAACGGCATGTACGTGCCCCGGCTATTGTCCCAAGGAATCAAATCCATATCCGCTATCGTCTTATAGCTTCCAGATACAGCAAAGGCCCCTGATTCGTACACTGAGGACGCACCTTTAAAATCCATTATCTTTGTTAAGAGTTCCAGCCCGCCTATCATTGATAAGTCACCGACAGCACCCAAACACCTGGCTTGTATAACATTTGTAAACGAATAGTCTGAAATATCCGGCTTACCGTCCACTATTTTATAATTGCAGTACCTTTCCTGTATTCCTCCTATAAGTTTATGCGCATCATAAGCACGTAACTCTAAATCGTTATTGGTGATAACCGTATCGCCATCATACAGATACATGTTCCAGTTTTTCGGATAAAGAAACTGACGGTAACATTTTCTATCTTTATTCGTATTTAAACGTGACGAAAGAACTTTTGCATCTTCGTAACTCTCTTCCGGAAGTAAATTCCCAACCGGATAGTTACTGTCTTTTACTGTTACTTTATTATAACCGCCCAAAATATCGAGCGTATGATTATCGCCGCTAAAGCCAACTTTTTGGACGTTGATAGTAAATCCTCTCACGGTTGCATATGCGGAAAAGTCCAACGCATACTTATAGTAATCGCCTGCATGATCCACATCTACGAAGTAAAGATCACCCCTCCAATCCACACAAGTCCAATTGAGGAATTTGCATATCTCTTCAAGCACCTCTTTTAGTTTCATTGGCTTGTCATCTTCATCAAAGAAATTCTGTTCACTTATCATCATGTCCTTCAGAACATTTGTCCAAGCCGTATAATTCGATTTATCCTTTGCGTAAACATGTGGAATATATACGTTTGAATAACAGCCTCGAGATTCAGAGACACAACGGGTTAATAATTCCCATAAAGTTACAAACCCTCTTTCTGTCCCGTTTTTGGGTTTATAATCGATATACTCCAAAGCGGACATGGCGCTGACGCATTCAAGTTCCAATTCGAATATAGTACTGCTATAATCTTGTGTGTACAACTCCGGCTTGATAAAGCCACACCACGTTACCACGCCATCACGCTTAAATGTTACACGGTATTGCTGATAAGCTGTGGAAAACAAACTTTGCAAATAATCCGAACCTACTATCCGGATATTGGCCGTACTGAACCTGGACGGGACGTATAAGAAATCATCATCATCGATATCTACAGTAAATGGATTTCCAGCCCCCACTAATTCAGTAGGAGCCCCCACATACCCTTCTTTCTCTATTTCTATAATGCAAGATTTATTCCGGAGACTTGCAAAAGGAATCGTATAAATCAATCCGTAGCTCATAATGGTTTCTTTCCTTGTTTTTTTAATGTGTTATTTATGGAGAGCAGAATATCCGGTCCGAGCACCTTGGCTTTCCCAAATTCTATTTGGACCCTATTTGAACTCCCCAAATTACCAGAGTTGATAGCATCAAACAAATTAGATTGCTGGGTCATATTCAAAATCATTTCCCCTTTATTCAGACGCGCCAATCCTTTATCTCCAAAAGATGTGCCCCCTAAATAGATCCCCCCTGAATTAAATCCGGGAGCGCTAATTCTCGCTGCTTCTATCATAGCCATCATTGTCGCTATTTGTCCCGCCGCCAGAGCCGCCCCGACAAAAGGTATTCCCGCATAAGCCGCTGTACTCTTCGATGCCATTTCTGTAACAGCCGCCGCACTTTTCTTCTGACTATTTTCTAATTCCATTTTTGTCGCTACCTCATCTGCGGCTATTTTAACAACTGTTCCTGCAACCGTTCCTGCTGTACTTTTCTCAAGTCCTTGCTGTGCCTCCTTGGCGCCAGCCAACTTTTTAGCCAAAACTGATATATTCTCAATAGTACGAACTATAGACGTAAAAGAATCAATCGTATTTATCATTGCATTCCAAATGGCCATGATTTTCTCCCATCCCGTTGCATCTACATCATTCATCACATCACGAAGGCTCGTAAAGGCCGATACGACACGATCGGAGCTTGTAGCGATATCCTTGATCCCTGAGTAAAGCGATTCATCCAGCTCCTTAGTGAATTTTTTCACGTCTTCTTTTACTTTAGCTAATTTCAAAGCCTCCTCCAAAGTAGGGACATTGGCTATCGCATTTGACAGTTCATCCGAAAGTTCCTTACCTACTTTCTTTGCCTGTTCCTGTAATTCTTTTGCGTATTCCTTTGCTTTATCAAGATTCTCAGAGGCAACATCCACTTTTGATTTTTTATAATCAAAAGTGGTATCGCGTGATTTCATCTTCACGGATGGGATATGTGATATCGCCTGATCCAGCATGTCCTTGATAAAAGCATCAGCCCTCTCACCGATTCCTTTAATGCTTGCGGCAGACTTAGCGGCCTCAACCGATAGCCCCGCAAGATTTTCATTGAAAGCCTTTTGAGAGATAAGTCCTTTTGAAAGCAAGGTTTTATTTTCTTTAACCTTATCATTGTACTCCTTCTGCACCTTCTCCATCTCTGCGGCCGCCTCATCATATAAAGGATGATCAATAACATCCTGAAGCATTTTGAGATATTTGCTATTAAGTATCTCTTTGTCACCTGACGCTTTGGCCTCTATCAACATCTTCCTCCCGAGTTCATCGACAGCTTTATAATATTCCGACTCCGACATCTTCTCGACTTCCCGGCGGGCATCCAATTCCCTTAAGGATTTAGCGTATTTCTCTTCGGCCTTTTGAAGTTCCGTCTTTTTAGAATCAGGTTCAGGAGGTGTAGAATCAGCCGTAGCCACAGAATTAGCAATCTCCTTGCCTAATCGACCTTTAGCGTCTTTTAGTATCTTGGCGTGTTCGATAAATGCATTCAAGTCATCTTTAAGCCCGTTTTCCCAGCCTAAAGCATCTTGGGTATGCACACCGTATTTCTTTTTAAATCTTTCCTCTTTTACTAAATCCCCGCGAGCCATCGCCCAGTCCGGAGCCATACTTCGTATCGTTTTGCCATTATATGATTTACCACCAATCTTTCCTAATTCATTTTCGCTATCAGCCACCTCTTTAGCAGCCAGTTCGGCTCTTGCTGCACTTTCTAATAATGATATACGCTTTTCAATAACTTTGTTAACGTCTTGATTAACACTCAATTCAGTCCCTAAAATCCCATTTATCTGGGCTAAAATTCTTTTCTTATCTGATAATGTGACATTGGTCTTATTGTATTCCTCTTGCAGAGCGCGAATCTTGATTATTTCAGGAGTTTTTGAGGGAACATCATTCATTCGTTTCTGATATTCATCGAATAACCCTTTTATACGCTTTGACTCCCGATAGGCATTATACAATTTAGCGACTACAGCCCCAATGACCGTCAATATAGCCGTAGGAGCCATGGATATCAGGGTTGCCCTAATCGACATGGCGGCCTTGGAGAACGCCATTTTAATGGAGGCAGAAGTTCTCTGTGCTTTCCACGCTATTTCATTGAATTTTTGGCCGGCATCTTTAGCCGCCCGGCGTGCAGCGGATTTAGCAGCCAACTCAGCCCGGGATATCGACAGAAGTATTTTATTCACCAACCGGCTTGTTACCATAACCATGATGGCGGCAACCGTATAGGTAATTACCGATCTTATATTGTCAGCCGCCACCTTTACCGCGTTCGTTAGCCAATCGATCAAGGCTTTATATTTGCTCTGTACTTCCGTTCCATTCACGAATTCAGTGAATGCATTCTTAAGCCGGTTCACGGAAGTTTCCAAATTATCCGTATCTACGTTGGGAATCATCTTGTCAAGAGCCTCAGCAAACTTAGGAAGAACATCTTTACTCATTAATTTGCCCTGCTTTAACAACTTGTCAAGCCCCCCTACCGATACCCCTGCGGCTTTTGCCATGGCTTGCAGAGCGATAGGTAGGCGCTCTCCCATTTGTAAACGAAGCTCCTCTGAACTAACCTTTCCCTTGGACATCATTTGAGATAATGCCAAAAAGACGCCGTTGCTATCTTCCGCACTCATCCCAAATGCGGTTACTGCACGGGACACAGACTCAAATATTTTCCGCTGATCCATCATAGACATGCCCGATATGGAAGCGGCAGCCGTAAACTTAGCGTAATTCCCGGTCAACGCGTTGATCTCAATACCATATTTCTTCGCCATGTCCAGCAAAAAACGCTGGTTATCGGCGAACTGGGCCATGCTACCGGATACATTCTTCAAAGCAGTGGTAACCCGGCTGGTTTCCCTGGCAACATCGATCAGACGGGATACAAAGTTGCTCAACCCCAATCCACCGGCACCCAGTGCCGCCGCAAAAGTTAAGACCTGCATCTGCATCACTCTTAGACCGTTTTTAACGGAATTCGTACCTCTCTTGAAGTTTTCAGTCAGGAGGTTTATCGCAATCGAAAATGATAATCTACCTGCCATACTATTTATTTATTAGTTTCTTACCCTCTTTCATAAACTGTTCGAAGCGGTCTATATCTTCATTTATTGCTCTTTCCGCTTCCCTGGCCGCCTCTACTTCCTCCCATGGGAATGTTATCAGGTCCATAGCCCCGTTTTTCATCTTCTTGGAATCAATATGCGGCAACATGGTAAAGAATGTCCATAACCGGCTGGCTTCCATCTCTTCTTTACGTTTACGTTCATAGGCTTCAATATACATGGGCAAATCACACAACTCCATTTCCTCCAATGCATATGTAGCATCCAGACCGGACATGATAAGCGTTGACACGATATTGCCTATCATCCCCGGAGTGGTATCGGAATTGATCTTATCTGTACCAGCTCGTTTATTTTGAAACTGGGCCAATACAGACATCCTATTTTCCAAAGACAATACCATCTCACGAACCAATTTCCGGTTGGATAGTGTCTTTTTAAAAACATCAAACGTATATACTTCTCCTTTAGCAACTATTGTGGAGGTATATAACAATGCGTTTACATCCTCTTTATCTGAATAGTCCATTAAAGAAAATGATTTACCCCTGAGTTGTTCCCAGCGGATAACAGCCTTTATTGTCAATCTTGCTTCCATCCAATTTATTAATTAAAAAGGCGGCCATCTACGGACCGCCTTCGATATTCATCATTATTGTATTTCTTATCCTCCCACCCCGACAGGCTCAACCGGGGCAAGGGCGCCAATTCCCTTAAAAGAAGCACTGCATGAAACAATCTGTCCATTATCTGATTTAATGGATAAGGACGTGATAATTACTTTACCCGTATAGTTCTTTTGCTTTGTATCCTTAGTGAAAGTTCCACCGAAATTATCCTTATCGGTAGATGCAGAGCTTCCCAAGAAAAAGTCAAGTACCTCACCTGTTATCTGCTTACTCAAAAGAGTGTCAAAGCTCATTGCACCTTCTTTTCGGGTTAACAATGATTCACTTGACAGGGTAAAGCTCTTTTTCCCAGGAAGCGAACCGGCCCAGTCCCCCATCATTTTATTAGAAATATCAATCTCTTCTGTTGAAACATCCAACCCGCAGCTGGAAGCAAAAGCAATAGGTTCATCACCGATGAAAAGCATAAGCTCCCCCCGATAAATGTCTTTGCTGGAATCTAATTTTGTTGCCATTGTTTTTAAAATTTTAGTTTTACGTTTCATATCAATCAATTGAAAACTGCAAGACTTGGAAATATTTTCCGGATTCATAATCCTCTGTAGAATCTTCCATCCTGATTTTCATTACCGGATCTACAAAATCCCCCTCCAAAGCATCATAGATAAGACTTGCCAATTCCTGGGAGCGGGTGTAATTATCACTCACGGCAGTTACGAATATGGTCGGAACCTGACGGGCAACTCCCATCTTGGTGTACTCCTGCTTGAATCCATCCCGTTGATATATAATAAAATCCCCCTCGGTTCCATTCGGGGCAACCAACGGAAATATTTTATCACCTACCATTGTCTTGATACCCAAAGAATCCTGCAAGATAGCCCGTACCTCTGTTGTTACTTTAAACTTGTTCATATTAGTATCTATTGTTGCCGCATCATTATCCGGGTAACCGCTCGCTGAACTGTAGCCATCATCATATCCATACCTTTCTTCCAATCCTGATCGGCAGTATCACTCCAAAAGCGATTAGCAGGCATGATACCGGAAGTTCCCGTAATCGGGTGAGGGCGCTTCACCGTCCCTCTGTCTACCAAATGTGCGTGATGTCCTCTGTAATTGAAGCCGACCACAGCGCCAAGACTACGGCGTTTCACCCGCACGGCAAAAGCATTGTATAAATTATGAGCCGCCAACGCTTTGCGCCCCTCTTTGGTCAAACGACCTTTTTTATAGCTACGCTCTGATAAGCGTTTCCTACCCCTACGGGCAAAGAAGCCGCCGGCGCTTCTGAGCCCTGCCCTTATCGCTTTATCTTTATCAATATCCCCCAATTCAGAAACCGCCATCTCTATTTGAGACAGGGAGGAAACAGTCAACTCAAAAGCTTTGCCTCTACCCGCCATTCTGGCATCTACGTATTTCCCATATATGTAATCGTGGATATGTCTACTAAAAAGATCACTCATATATTCAGTTTTTCAAGTGTGATTACAAGCGTGTTATCTCTTTGTGGATCAATCATCTTTATCGCATATTCCACTCCCCGATAAACAACCCTCTGGTTTTCTTTAATCGCCGGATAATTCCGAACCTGAAATACTATAATACTACCGATAAATTGCTCCATGGCATTCACTCCGCTCTTGTCTGCAACAGCAGACATCTTCCGGCGCGAAGCCTTGCAAGTCAACACCGTTTCATATCTATTGGATACAAAACCGTTCAGGTCCTGGCTTTTCACCTCTTCCCTGAATTCCAGAATCTCACGTAACAGTCCCGCTTTCATTTGGAGTAATCAATGTATGGTTGTAATAAATAGTCCAGCAAACCGACTTTGTCCCGCGCCCGTTCCGCGACAAAGTTGACTTCCCGATCCCGAAACAAACCTCCGGCAACAAGAAGGATAGCTGAGAGAATAGGGTCGGGCAACTTCCCTTCACTATCCTCCAGCGTATCTAGCTCCCGACGTATGTGATTAGCTACAGCCCCCTCAGCGGCGGCAACATATACGCCAATGATACTATCATCATCGGTGTATTCTGCCTCGATGTAAAGGTGCTTCTTCGCCAAATCTAACGATACGTACTTCATGGCTTACTTCATTGAGGCAATGGAGAATGACTCAGGGCGAATCATACCCATATTCCAATAAGAATTAATCACCAAACGTACAACTCCCTCCAACATGCGGGAATACGGATCCACTTTGATTTCCAGCGCTCCCCACTGACCTATAAAGTAGTCATTCCAGTTACCAAAAACAATGCCGAATTCATCTTTAGCGGTCTGCAAGCCTTTAGGCAGGTTATTGGTGCGAAGCGCTTTATATCCGTTAAGAGTACCTTCACCCTTATCGCCAAAAATGAAGCCTCCGGCACCGGAAGCATCTTTCACTTTAGTTTTGGCCTTACCTACCAAAGACGGGTGCATAATGTAAGCCAAATTACCAAAGAGTGCATTGTTGATATCCGCATCGGTTTCCAACTCCACAATTTTAGCCCAATCCATGACACCGTTAATGGCCGGCACTGTCTGAAACAGCCCGTCGGGCGTATTATCATTGTGAGCGTGCGTACCAAATGCGGTTTGCTCAACCTTCTGCGCAATAGCAGCAGCCAACGTTTGTCGAATAATTGCCTCAACCGAAGTATTTTCCTGGACAAGCAACTGCTCGGAGATATCAACATAAGCCGTCAGTCTCTTAGGTTTATAGGCGTCACCTTTACTAAATTGCCCGGCACCGTCTTTGGCTTTAGCGTTTTCACCCTCCCAGAAAACATTGGAACCACTATACTTCGGCCAATAAATATCCCCCTGTAAACCGGTCATAAATCTGGCTCCCGCCTGAGCCAAGACCAAAGAGGATTGAAGCGGCAGCAACAATTCCTGCTGCTCCTGATCAATGACTACTCCCGTAGCCGATTCGGTTGCCGCCGTAAACATTGCCCGCTTCTCCAAGCTCATCGGGATTACCAATGAATTTTGAGATGACCTCGTTACCCCTGCGCTATTATGCAGGCGCGTTGCCGCCTCAATAACGGAAGCATCCGCATCATGCTGTCTCTGTCCGGAAATATAGTTGGCCAATGAACGACGGAGAGAAAAGCGTTCCTGACCGGGTTCTACATGGGGGGTCCCTTTACCTCTGTTCTCGGCCTCCTTGGTTGCAATCTCCATATTAATGTCAGTCATCCGGCACTGGATCTCTCCAAGTTCCGTATTTTCGCCCTCGTTTAACATGCGTTTTTCGGCTCTCGCACCATCAGTTATCGCTTTAGCACGGATAGAAAGCTGGGTTCTTTCGTCTTTTAAATCTGTAATTGATTTTTCTCTTGGCATAATCGTTAAATTAATTATTAAATAATTTTTCTATATTCTCGTAATATTCATCCAACCCTCCGGATTTTCTCTGTTCTTCCTGTTTACGAAAATCTTCTTCGGCCTGCTCCTTGCCTCTCATATAAACCGATGTTTTGCTATATGCGGCATTATATACAGGCGCGACATCATATAAATGATCTATTTTCAATATTGTCCGCTTCCATGTTCCATCACTTTTCTTTTCCCAAGTCTCTTCCTCTACATCAAAGCAAAAAGAACTCTCGGCGATCTCGCCTCTCCGGATATTTTCCATCAGCTCATCTCCGAGCCCAGTCTTTGGAGCCTCAAAACGGTATCTCAATCCCTTGCTATCAATAGATAATGTCAACGAGCCAGTCCCCCGATTGCATCGGGCAAGAATCCCCCGACTTTGGTCATGGTTTAGCAACGCAAATACATCACTTTTCTCAATAACACCATCCAGGGCTCCATGCTCAATCACCTCTTCAAAACTTAAACCGTCCGAAGACACGCCAAAAAGCAAAGCATACCCTTCAACGGTGCGCTTTTCTTCGTCTGACACCACTTGATAGGCAGTATTTCTTATTTCTCTCTTTTCATCCATAATCAATCCTTTTCTTCATTAACCACAGAACTGTCGGACAACTTGGAATTTTTATCTATGACAGGGTCGGCTACCGCACGATCTAATGTTTGTGTATTGACTTGCACAAAGGCTTTATCTCCATTTTCTAATCGGGGCAAATTATTCTCCCGGCGAATTTCATTGGGTGTCATCCCTGCAACATAAAACATATCCTTTGCATATGCGGCCTGCGCCTTTTTGTCTGTACGCAAAATTGCCGATGTATCAAATTCAGCCAATATCCGGCCACGTTCGGATTTAAGAAAAACTTTCCGATTGATCTCCTGCTCAATCTTGGTAATGACAGCCAGCACCGTATCCGTCAGGTATTGAAGCTGCGTAGCCTCAACAGTGGAGTAGCTCGATTTAGACAGGTCAAAAGCCTTAACAGGAGAGACGGAGAAAAAACGGCATAAATCCACCACATTAAACTCCCTGGACTCCAATAGTTGCGAATCCTTGGGACTGATAGTGATCGGCTGGTACTTCATATTCCCTTCAAGCACAGCAATGCCATTGGGTTTCCCCCCTACAGAAGAAGTACGATTTTCCCAAGTTTCATAGATCTGGTCTTTTTGTTTTTTATCCAAGCGACCCTCAAATGCCAAGATACCCGCCACGTTACCGCCACCCTTAAAGAATCCTGCGGCATGCGCCTCACTGTCAGAGGCGATACCCAGCGTTTGCCGGGCATGGGTCAGCGTAGACACCCCAATGATTCCGTCATAAGAAAAGTTCAATACATGAATCATATCCTTAGACTGTACCAGATCCTTAAACCCTGTAATCCTGTAACGTTTTCTACGAATGCCTTTCGCATCTACTATCCATTCTATACCTACTTGGGAAGAAGGAACATAGATTAGTTGTAAATCCGTCCCATCCCTTTCGATATAGGCATAACCGTTACCTGTTAAAAGGACTGAGGCCATCAATGTTTTAAAGAAGACGTACCTGGTCATGTCTTCATTAGGCTCTGTATTCAGAACATGGTAAGCCGGATGCCATTTACACTCCTTCTTAAAACCTTCTTCATCCAATTGATAGGTTTTTAATGGCAAGACAGCCACACTGTCAGAAATCAAGTCCACACACCGATAAACAGTAGAAAGCAACATTGGCTTATCACGGCTCAACAACAGCGATCTTCCACCGGAACTCCAAGCAGCTATATTAGATACCTCCTGTTTGGACGCTTTTCTAATCTCAATATTTAGAATTGGTATTTTCATTGTTTTCCTTTTACCATCTAACCAGAAAATTGTCCGACAGTTAATAGAATTCCCCGTACCGCGGAGACATCAGATAAATGCCAAGGGCTTCCAGCTTGGCTATTACTCCGTCTATTTTCTTCTCTTCAAACTGCTTCGACGGTTTGGTATTTCCATTCCGATCCCGTGCCATAATCACATTGCGGAAACAATGCCGGTTAATGACATTGTTGTCAATCACTGCCCGTCCGGATAATAGCAAGCGCTCCATTTCCTTTGTGGGACGGTTAAAGTTTCCCAATGCTTGGGAAAACTCCTCCATCGGCAACCCCTGATCTGTGGCGTTGATAACAAACTGTGTTGCGTTCCATGCATCATAAGCCACTTTTTGAATGAAAACAATCTCCCGGATACGCATCAGGTCATTGAGTATATAATCATAGTCCGTTACATTGCCCGGCGTAATGGTAATCAATCCCTGCCTACGCCAATCGCCATACAAATCCTTAAATCGTTTTTCTTGTAGCGCCGCCTCTGGAAGATAATACAGGGTTTTAAAGTAATATTTGTCCTGAGTCGGAAACATAAAACTCATACAGGTGAGATCACTCGTACTTGATAAGTCAATACCTGCATAGCAATCCATGTCCCGGAATTGCTCGAAATCAAGATTGGCAGAAGCGTTAAGGATGTAGTGATCCGGTATCCAAACAGTTTCCGCATCACACCACATATTGATATTCTTCGTTTTGATTCCAACTTCTTCTGAAGGAGAATTTATTGCCTTTTGAACCTGTTCCCTCAAATATTTAGGCTTTACTGTGACCCCTAAATTAGGATTACTCTTGCCCCACACTTTTTCATTTTTCCAATCATCCCCTTCATCTAAAGCATAAATCAAAGCAAAAAGGGTATCATCTTCTTTCAAGCCCTTCAACACTTCCGTACACATTTCACGAAACTGGTAGCATGGACCCAATTTATCAAAACCGGCGGTAGTGATAATGATACTCATCGGATCATCACGCATACCCTGCCCGGATTGGAGTACATCTTTCAAACCTGAATTTTTAGCCGCATGGTATTCATCAAGTAAAAACATAGACGGATTAGGGCCATCTAATTTGCTGGAATCAGCGGCAAGCACTTTCAAAAACGACAATGTTTTATCGAAGTTTATTTGATCGCGGAAAGACACAAGATACCGATGCTTAGGATCAAGCCCGGATACAAAGTTACGGCACATTGTAAAACTAACCTTTGCCTGATCTTTACTGTTAGCCGCCAAGTAGACTTCCGCAGCCGACTCGCCATCGGCGATAAGATGATATAGACAAAGTGCAGCCGCAAAAGCCGACTTGCCATTTTTACGGGCCATCTCAATGTATACAGATGAAACCAACCTGCACCAAGAGCCATCCTCATCTTTTTTATAGAATCCGTAGATACTTGCTACTGCAAACTCTTGCCAAGGCAGTAACGTAAACGATTTTCCGGCATGACGACCGGTGTAATGCCTCAACAAAGAAATAAATTCAATAGCATAATCCGCCCGATTCTCTCTAAAATCTATATCATCCCGTTCAAAAAGAACATAAAACCGTTCGACGGCCTGCTTAATAAACTCTCCCACTACAATCTTGCCATCTCTAACATCAGCGGCATATTGATAGTATCCTTTCATCGTCTCTCACGGGCCCCTTTCTTTAAAAATTGGTCTAAAGGAGAATCATTTTTATCTTCTGATTTCATAGCCTTAATATTTCCACGGCTTTTAATAGTCAAACCATACTCTGTCATGATTTTCATTACCTGAGCATAGTTTTTAGTGGCAATATTTTGAGCCGGATTAGCTGCTTTTTCGTATTTTATCTCAATAACGGGGCCTTCTTTAAGCAGGATATCAGTTGCCTGCATATACATCTCGTAGCTGGTTGCAAGCATTCTAATAGCTCCGAGATCAATATTCTGAATAGCTTTTCTAGCATTTAGCTCTTTTACCACATCCTTTATAAACTTCTGTGTTTCATCGGATAAATTATCGGGCATTACAAATTTCACCATATTCTGTTTTTTATAATAACCACATGAATGTCCGACAAATAAAACGTTAATGCTTTAACAAATTCAAAATTTGAAAAAATTCCGTGCGTGTGAAGAAGGGTTGGGCGAGGTTTCGGAAGTCGATTTGCTCAAAATTCAACCCCATACCCGTGGAACAATGTTAATCCAGTTTTAACACAGTGTTTCACGGAAACACTGCCGTGGAACATAGCAGACTGCGTTTTAACATATAGTTCCACGAAAAGTGGAACAAAAAAGCCCCACCTTTACAGATGGGGCCACAAACTATTGCTTAGTTATCGTCAAAAAACAAAAGCAGCAGCTTGACTTATCTTCTTACCTATATCGGTCAATGCACCGGCCAAGGTTTTTAACTCAGCATCATTAAACCGAATGGGCTTCCCGTTGACAATACTTCCATTTAAACGTTGGTAAAACCACTGGGGAGACCTCTTAAAATATGTTTTGGCTAATGCTGAAACAGAGATAAACGGCAACACCGATTCCAACTTCTCTCTTAGTAATATTTCATCCGCTTCTTTGTTGGTGTCCTTGATGCATTCTATCAAACCTTCCGCAAACTGATCCATATCTTGATCCGCCAAAGCTTTCATCTCTTTGTCTACTGCCTCAATCTCCGCTTCGGTATTAGCATTGGCAAAGCGTTCCTTTAGTCTTTCTATATCTGTCTTCATAACTTCTTTATTTAGCCTCCCTGTCTTTCAAGGGAGGCGGTTGACAACTTACATTTCCTTTAACTTTTTAGTTAATAACTCGATTTGATAATCAAGCTCTTGTTTATAATGCCCTCTGTCCTGTAGCTCTTTGTAGTAGCGAAGGTAGAACAGCAAATCCTTCTCTAACTTTATCCGTTCTTTACTTACCGGTTTTTCTCCCATATTGCTTTTGTTTTTTGACACTACAAATATAATAACATTATTGTTATTAAGCAAATATTCCAATAACTTTTTTGTTATTATTTTGAGTTATGTATATTCTGATGGCATTGCTTACAAAGGCTCATTAAGTTGTCATAATCGTATGCTAATGATTTACGCTGTAAAGGATCATTCGTAGTCATGAATGATACGATATGATGAACATCCTCAGCCGGTGTAGCCAATCCCTTTTGCCAGCATACCTCACATAGAGGGTTATTCACCATCTTCCATGCTCGAAGCCTGCGCCATCGCTCTGAATTATATATCTTACGACGGGCATCATCATACATATTATTGCTCTTCTGTTCCCTCTTTTTGGGTTTGTAAATAGTCGGCATATGGTATTTCTCTTAATTGTTTAGAATCTTGAATTATCTGAAATGCTATCATTTTGTAACGATAGCAAAAGTGTTTTATAATATCCTCTTCCGATTCTAACAGGCTGGCCTCAACATCTTGAATGACATAAAGCACCGTGTCCTGAAAGATGTCCTCACGAGATAGTGAGCCATGAAACGTATCGAATTCGACACAACAAAGCGATCGAAGCTTAAGATAATTCTTTCCGATTGCTTCGGCCACCTTAGGATAATAACTATTTCGCTTGTACCTGTTTCTCATTTAGAATCAGATTACCGGAATCATCCGTTATTTCCCTCAAACTGCGCGCAACCATGCTTCTGATTACAACTGACATATTGACTCCCATTTTCTCAGATACCTCTTTCAATAGCATCCAAGTATGTTCATCAAATCGGACTGACCTTCTTTTGTTTCCCATTCCAATACGACTTATTAATCCTCTAAAACATATCAATAATTATAATTCGCCCGCCTAGGCTGATCAAGCCGGCGGCTATCCGTCAGCCGTGACAACTCTTCCTCCTTCCGGTGTATAGAAACCATCAGGCTACCCCGGATATCCGAAAGACGCAACCACTCTTCCAAGGGAGTGTCTTTAGCTCCCAGCTTTTCATTGATCCGGTCTAACTCTTCACTGCTGCGATTAATTTGACTACGAATACACAGTATCCGATCCTGCCTGGTTTGAAATCCACCCAGACCATTACTATCTATCGTTGTTTCCATTTCTGTATCGAGAATTAATATTTCTTCCCGTGCATTTTCCCACGGTGTTCATTATACTTCATCTTCTGCTCAATGTGCCACTCCAAATCCATATCGTAAAATTCGGCAAGCTCAAACACCTGACGAATAGCATAATTAAGACATTCCTCCGTTGTGTATTTGTAATTCACAATATCTTTGATGATAGCATAGCAGTTCTCGGTAAATGACTTCTTCCTGCTTACAATGTATGCAACAATGAATATACCATTCAAATTAATACCCCGAAGACCGGCCATATCAAGCATACGAATAACCGTATCGGCCAATTCATCCTCAACCGTATCTTTGACCAGCCTTTCAAAAGCATCCACAAAAGCCTCAGACATATGATCGGAATTGGAACTGACAACCAATTCAAATTCCGCTTTGTCAGCCCGCCTGCCTTTCCTGTCAGCTTCTACAGCTTTGGACAACTCTGTTATTACAAGCATGAAACAATGATTGTCACTCAATTCTCTATCATGAAATCCATGATCACAGGCATTTTGATAAGCCCTGTTACGAAGGGTGTTCAAATCTAACATAACGTATATCTTTATAAGTTTAACATTCAATATTCTCCGTCCGATGCACTCTTACTTCATTGTACCAGTTCCCTTTATATTCGCGGGCTTCAACGGTAAAGTTAACTCTGATCTTGTCTCCTACTTTGGGAGGGTTCTCAACAGGACCATCGAAACTGCAAACGGAAAAGCGCATCTTACTGTGATAACGTTCGCTGGTTTCCATGATGTACTCTCTCTTCTCCCAGTCTTTACCATCCCTGGTAACTCCACCGGTGGATGGCAGCTCCACCAAAATTTTGCCTTCTGCTTCACATTTCATATATTCAGTTTTTAAATTATAATTTATCAGCCCTTATAAGTCGGTTCCCGACAACCCTGCGGGCTGTATAGGACAAGTTGCCGAAAAGTGTTAAATTTTAGATTTTAAAAACGTAATCACTTAATTTTCAACATTTTAATTGCGCACCATAAGGTGCTTTTTGTATTTACAGATAAAATACTGATTTTCAATATGTTATATTTTTCTGCAAATGGGTGTAAATATCCCTGTCTGGTAGCCTGATAAAAGTTTGTCCTTAAATTCACGCTCCATATCACCGATTTCCTCCACGTACTTCTCACGCTCTTCCGGCCAGCTACGGGCAAAATTGCGTATAGTCTCCCATTGCTTTTTAGTCAGCTTACCCGAAAGATAAAGCTTCTTGTAATGCTCCTTGTACCGGGTAACTCCTATCCGGTATATCTCCCTGGCCCTTTCAAGCTGGGACACCTTTACGCCCTTGGCCGCAGACAGTTCTCTGGTAAAGCATATTTCTGACCAGTCCTTATAGAATATACGGCCGATCCTCGACAAGAAGAGGTTGTCCGTTAGCTCCATCAACGAAACAGACTGGTGCTTGTATATCGTTTCGATACGAAGAATGTTAGCCCCGACATTCCGTCCTTTCTCCCCGGCCTCAAAGCTCTTATCATAGACCTTCAGGATCTTCCGGAAATACTTGCTTTTCTCCGTTGTCTGTTGCTTGAACGCCGAATAGTTGGCATCGTTCCAAAGGAGCTTTCCTGAGACTTCATACATCTGTTTTATGTAAGAATCGGCAGGAAGGGACATCTTCATTGTGATACCTATCTCGTAATACGTTACCACGGCATTCTCAATCCGGACACATAGCCTCAACAGCAGCTCTTTGATTGTCCTTACAGCCATTGCGAAAGTTATCGGGCGGCTGTTATCCAATTTCCCAGTCTTTCCCTTGGAATAGAGCTTGCAAATGGAACACGTACACCGCAACCTGTTACCGCGAATCTCGATGAAACAACCGTCAAAGTTGGCGTAAGCGGTAGACTTGTAATAGACTTCATCACCTTCCGTGCACTCCTCCAAATAGTTTCGTAAGACGATCGTCTCAATATCCGCCGTATCAATCGTTGCCTTTATGGTTATCTTGTCGAACATCTCTTCTTCTCTATAAAATACATACACATTCTAAGACCGGTTGATCGGGCGCAGTCATGTATCGGGCAATACACCATGAAATTCTCAACCGGGCCGGCGCGTCTGCATTGCCGGCAATCACACTTTACCTTCTGCCTGATTTCCTCTTCTTTTCCCTTATTCTTATTCATCGCCTTGCTTTTTGATAGGTTGATGCTTTCAAAGACTTACACCTTCTGCATTCAGAACTGAAGGTGGAATAGACCTTCTCTCCCCGATTTAAAGTTCTGGGGTAAAAACGGTGAAGATAGTACCACTCGCCACAGATGGAACACCGTTTCATTAAACGACCGTCGGGGGAAGTACGGTAATTGTTTCTTTCCCGTCGATGGACCAACCGGCAATTTATACACTCTTCGTCCGTAAGTTTATACCGCCTGCAATGGGATAAAGACTTCTTTCCGCATTTGGCGAATGCCTTGCAATCAATACGCGGGATGGTTTGGGGGATATTCATAAGCTGAGCGTTTTAAGCCTCCCACTCCGGGGGAATCCGAATCCCGGGGAGAAGTCCCCGGGGAGTGGTTTGCAAAATATAAAACTTAACCGGGGCACACTCCCGACGGCATCCTTTGGTACCGGCATTGGTTATTGTTTAACATGTTTCCTGCATCTAAGCAGGGTTGATTTTATGATGATCGCCCTATCTGTCAAGATGGTGGATTCATCCGAACGATGCAGTAATGTGCGCTTCTTAATTCCTATGTCGTTTTCATCCAGATGCTCAAAAATGGCACTGAGAGAACCGAAGTAGTAGTTCTTCTTTTTGAAGATCAAATACACATGTATCACTTTCATATTTTCAAAAGTTCCATATATGTCATATTTGGCGTATCTGCTTCTCTTCTTTCAGACGTTTAACCTCGCCCTGATAATACTTGATCATGGCACTGTACTCAAAGTCGGAGATCTTATTTGTCTGATTCTTCATGGATTCAAGCAACAGAACCGCAGGTTCACCGTATTTCAATATCAGACCACGGCGATAACCCTGCATGTTGCCTTCATCGAAACGATTGCACGATCGGCATTGGGCATTGCAGTTCTTTTCACTGAATCGGGTGGACATGTGCTGCCTGTTTATGTAGTGCCCGCAATCCGCCTGATCCAGAGGCAAAATCCTCCCACAGGAGATGCACTGAAATGTCCCGTCTTTCCTGGCGTCACGTAAACGGATAAAGCGGCTGAACACAGTATCCAACTTGTTCTTCAGATTAGGAGACTTCTTCTTTAAATCAGTCGTTTTCTTTTTCCACATCATGCCTTTGAGTTATTAAGCGGTATTGTTCGTCACTTCGAAAGCGGATGGCGTTTTCGTACCAAGCATCATTGGCGGCCTGATACGCCTGTTCGCCGTTTATATATTCTTCGTCTTTCAACCTGGCAATAATGGCGGAACCTCTATAGGCGGTATCCCAGAACAAAGCTAAATCACCGATCCTGGGAGTCTGCTCTATATGGTCCGTTTCCTGACAGAAGAAATCTGAAAGATTCTCCGGTTCAAATGTGATTATTAACCTATTGTCTACAGCCTCAACAGAGACATGCCGACATTCGGGGGGAATACTAAAGTTTTGTATCTTCATCTTATTGGTCCAGTTTTATTCTGTTAAGAGTCATACGGAATCCATTTAGATTCCGTATGCCAGCTCTTTTATTTAGCTATCTTCAAAAACTCAGGAGCAATTCCATAAAGCGGCGTTTTCCCATCCCACCGGTCAATGAACTGCTTATAAAGAATCTCTTTCGTCAATCCCCTTGACCGGATAATAGCCTGCTCGGTTTTCAGTTGTTCGAGTTCATTAAGCTTTTTCTGCTCCTCAATCTGCTGGTCTAAAACTGAAATATTAGTGTTTACCTCATTTCGGCTATCAATCTTTTCCTTAACCTTATCTGAAAATTCCAATTGAGCGGAAAAGGTTAACAATTGCAGTCCACGTTTATCAAACTCTTTCTCAACGATTTGCTCCAGACGCTTTTCAAAGACAAGCGATCCGCCATCTGCCATAAGACTGTCGGTTTTGTACTTCCGGCTCTCTTCCTTTATAAGATCGTAGATGCGGGGTTCTAATATGTTATCTTCCAATGACTGCATAAAACCGTCTTTTCCGGTTTCCGTTTCGGCTTTATCAATATGTTTGTTATCAAACACGACATCTATAGCACGACTCTTTATTACCTTATAAGAGTATGAAGGACGAGCGTTAAATTCAGTATTATCAGCTGCCTTTAATGTTACCGGTGCACTGAACTCTCCCCGCTGGTCAAACAACGGAACCTGGAACAACTCTGTCCCCCATTCCCACGTTGAAACTTTGCCGGAGACTACCTTAAAATCTTCCTTGCCTTGCTTGCCGTAGTTTTCCATAAGGACGCCGGCATAGTTAGGGGCAACTCTTTCACATGAAACCAATACCAATAAGGCCATAAAGACCAACATTAAACTAATCAAATTTTTCATTTTTAATAATTTTAGTAAGTTTGTAAATAAAGAAAATTATTGTGGCTGTAATTATTGCCACGCCCAGCCATGCGTGGAGATGATTAAACACCCTATTGCCGATAGCGATGCCCACTATCAGGACTGTAAATGGCTTGATATACTTATTCATATCTATACTGATTTGAATTTAATAGGCGATTGAATCATAGAACTGCCGATTACGCAAATACTCCTTTACCACATCCGATGAAGTGGCACGATCACCGATACGATCATAGATGTACTGGTACTTCTCAAAACTCATACCCGAGAGGATATCATCATTCATCTCTACGTTGCCGGCATAGATGCAACCGGCAACCGTAACTATGGATATGATGACCATAAGCAGATGCTTAGAAAGACTATTCATATTCTTCATCGGTTCGTTTATTTTTAAGAATTGAATCAATATCACTTATTTTATAGCGACGCTTCCCGCCTATCTCAACAGGACATAAGTATCCCTTTTTGTTCCAACTCCATAAAGTACTACGATTAACACAAAGCATCTTTGCGGTTTCGTTGACGGTTAAATACTCTTCATCCGACTTCATATTAGAGGCCAAAACCTCTTTGATCGTCTGTTTTATAATATGATCCGCAAACTCTTTCAAATCAGTAGATTTTATTGTTACACTTAAATTTGAATCACTACTCAGCATTTCTTTAATGCTCATTTGTTACCTCCTTTCCTCGCTGATTACCATTCAAAATGTAGTCATAAAGCCTCTGAGCATCTTCTATCCGGAGATACACTTGGTCTTTATTGGTCTGCTCTATGCAGTATTTACGAAGTTCTATATCACTAAGAGATAAAGGTGGAGTAATGGTGCCTTTAGGCGTGGCGCTTTCGGGGCTGAGGCTGGATTTAAATATAGTCCCTGATTTGAGATTAAGCCCTTTTTCGAACTCATATAGTAAGTATTTTACCTCATTGCCATAGTCACTATCAATCGTATTCCTACATCCTTTTACGGATTTGTCAATCGCCTTCTTTGCTTCCTCAAACTCTATACGGCGATTAATTTCGGATTGGTCGATCGAGACCTTTATATCGCAATATTGATAAATAATAACCGCCCCTAACACCAATATGAATGCGGCGATTAATGCTAAAAAGATAATTGTTCCTGTAGTCATTGTTACTTCTCCTTATTGTTTTAATTTAGTTATTACTCAAATTCTATTGTTTCATCTCCCTGGTAATGATCCGCGAAACATACCAGACATACTGTTATCATTTTAGTGCCGGGATGTCCGGATATGATAGCCTCAACTTCGATACTGATACCTTCACCCGGTTCTATTTCGATTCCGCAATCTTCGCAATGAAGATGATCGGGCGGGCATTTGCACAGATCAGGACAGAGGCGGCAATTGCCGATACAGTTCGGTTTTTCTTCCACTGTCAATCTTTCCTATTTTAATCTCATTACTGCTGTTGTATCAATCCGGCCGGCGCTGGACACGCTAAATAGATATCCTTTCTTTTTCAGCTTAATAGCTGCATTGCGGATAGAGTACTCTTTGAAATCTTTGATGTTGATTTCAATAACTTCTTTTACGGACATATTAGCCAATGTTCCGATTAATGATTTTTTGGTCACGAAATTTGTTGTTTCCATAATTTAATATTATAATTGTTGATTATTTCAAATTGTAATTCGTGGTTAATAGGGTTTGATATTAATCACGATGCAAATATATAGGATTACCTATAACATTCATAATTAAAACTATTAATATTATAGTATATCCTATAAATAATATTAATCCGTAAATAACATTTTAATGGGAAACACTATTAATCAAAGAATTAAAGAAATAATAGAAGCAAGCGGAAAAACTATAAACTCGTATGCGGCTACTGTTGGAGTGTCACAGCCTACTTTAAAAGCATGTGTAGACGGAAGTAATAATCCCAGTTTTGACACACTACAAAAGATACTTAAAGGAAATCCTATGATATCAGCTGAATGGCTAATGCGTGGAGTCGGAGAAATGCTTTTACATGACCAGCCTCAGCAAAGGGCAAGTTTTCAAAAATTTAATGCTGAGATAGAAGTAGGAGAAGATGGATATTTAAAATTCAAAATAAAGAAATAAATTATGAGCCAAAACATCAACGATTATCTTTTGTACTTTCACTCTGGCGGAAATCTAAATAATAAATTCAGTTCTGCAATATGCGAAATGGAAAGCGATTTAGGAAGAGATACAAAGATAGTATATGTTTTTATCTCAGATGTCATTGACTGCGACAGTGATTTTCCGCTATGGGTTTTTAGCGAAAATTCTATTATAAGAATCCAATACAATGATAGAACAAGAGAATATTTAATAATTCCCAAAAATGCAATATCTAATATCGTATTAAAATTTTCACATAAAAGCACATCTGTTGAATTTGAATACTCAGGAACCCCTTATTCGCTCATAGCCCATGCTCAACGGAATAAAAATCTCCTTGCTGAAATATGCAACAGTGTATTTAATATTTAAATCCCATAGACCTAATAGGTTATTAAAATTGAGCCCCAAAAGCGATTACTATCTCCTAAAACAAAATTATACTCGTGAAAAATTGGTTTAAATCATATTGGAGCGCATGCTTATCTATAATAGCAGTAGTTATTTCTATTGCGGCTCTATTTAGAACTGAGCCGTTAACTTTATCTGACTCATTCCTCGAATGGGCAATAACCATATGTATCGCGCTTATTAGCATCGGCGTCGTAATGGTACTAGGATATCAAATATATAATTCTACCACCTTAGATAAAAGAATGAATGATATGTTTGATAAAAAGACAGAAGGGGTTAGGGAAAGTTTAAGTATATCTAATGCACGGGCTATTACCGCTGTTTTATATCAGGCGGAAGGCATTAATTTAAAATTAGCCATGGGGACAAACGACTACATATCCGTCTCTAAAACATTGTCACAAATGGTGGAATGCGCTATGCTTCTTAATGAAAACGATAGAATAAGCGATATAGCAAAGCTTATAGCAAACTCAAAGCTGATAATAGACAACAGAGGAGTTAAGATCGATAGTTTGAATGAATCATTTCTAAAACTTTCTCAAATCGTTTTAACTCGTTTGCCCGCATCTGATGTTCACGCTCAGCAGCTTCTTCATCTTGTTCAGGAATTGGAAGCTTCGGCGGATAACGATGACAAAGGTGTGCCCCAAAAAGAAAAGCGAGAATAGAGATAGATATACAGATAATGCAAGCAACATAATGTTTTATAAACTAATTGCTCCAAATATACGTAAAAAGAGATTATATACAACATATGGAAAAGGATAAAGATATACGCTGGATACAGCGATACAATAGCTTTCACAAAAAGGATATAGTAGATAAATAAACTAATATAATTATTAACCTAAATATGAAAATCAAACAAGATAAAGAACTATTAGAGATAATTGATTCTTATAATCAATTTATGAAAACAGAGAAATATGTTCGTACATCAATTACAGTTTCAAAACCTAAAGAAAACCATAAAGAATCACTTTATACTAAGGAAGAATTACATGCAGTTCATCCTCTAGGTAACACATATATAACATGTGAAGTAAGAAATGGAGATCAGCGTGATTGTACTTTACAGATTTTATCTGATATAATAAGCAAAAAAGTAATGTTTAGATATGATACAGGTGGAGGTACCCACAAAAACGATGCTCCCCATATCCCTCTTCGCATGCAGAGTGTTACTACACCGCATTTTCATCGATATGATGATAATGGTTATTTCTTAGCCTATAAAACAGATAAGTTAAATGACCCCAAAGAATCAAATGCTTTATTTGATATTGAATTTGGATTTCCTTATTTTTGCCAAGAAGGAATTATCTTTGCTAGCGGTACTCGTGACATACCAGCTCTAAGGGTTGGAAGAGAAGGGGCAATTCCATTTAAATATGATGACGTAGACCCATTAGAGGGAATATTTTTTTAGAATATGAAAACAATTATTGAAGATATCATTAGTTCCTATAATTCTTTATGGAAAATAAAGTATCATGGAAAAACCATAGAGATTGTTACGCCTATAGCAACAACCAATAATATATTTGTATCTGTCTTTTTAACTCAGCGAGATAATGAATTCGTAATAACAGATGGTGGATGGATAGATGGTGGAATCTATGAATGTGAAATAGCTCTTGAAGATCGAAATTATTATAAACTATTTCAATATTACATGGATGATTATGACATACAATATTTAAATGCAAAAGGAAGAATCTATTATTATAAGAAGATAAATAGTGCACAATTAGTCCCTAATTTAATATATGATGTATCTAGCTTTATTAATGCGGTAATAAGTTCTTCTTTTATATCTTTTGAGGAGAAAAAAGAACGTGAAGAAACCGGAGTATTTCGTCGTAGGGCTAGTGAGTTTATTCATCAATTGGTAGATACAGAACATTTAAAAACAAATTATTCAATCCATGAAAGCCTTGGACTAATAAAGTTTAATGCTGTAGTTACTCGTAAAAACCGTATGACACTTGTTAATTATGTAACAGGTTCTAATGATAGCAATTTTATTTTAAGTTTAGGACGCTCTAATCTTAATTTCGATATGGTAGAAAAGCATGCGATTAATAGCATGGTAAAGCACAAAATAACATTAATTGATGATACCACAAAGATTATTCAATCTTCCAGAGTGAAACCTTATTTAAGGATAATCGGTTCCAAGGATGGACGAATAGGATTAAAATGGGGTGAAAAAGAACGGCTTAAAGAACTAATAGAATAAATAAACAATTCTCTAATGAATTTGTAGAGGAAGAGACTAAAAATTATTTAAACTGGGCTTTAAACAAATTTGGTGAGAATTTTGTCCCTCAAAAACTTATGGATATGTATAATTTATAAAATGGAGAATTAAAAACGTAAAGAGTCAGTTTAATGAAATTAGCCTCAACCCAGAGAATAATATCAATATCAGAAATTCAACATACAACATATGGAAAAGGATAAAGACATACGCTGGATACAGCGATACAATAGCTTTCACCAAAAGGATATAGTAGATAAATAAACTAATATAGTTATTAACCTAAATACACTACAAATGAAAATGCAAAAGAGCCCTTAAAAAATATTTTTAACCCGCGGTAATGTAATATGGCTCAATTACAATCCCGCATAAACAATCAAAAACTATGAATAAAAATCTGAAGAACAAACTGTATGTGATAATCTTCACATCACTACTATTCTACTCCTGTGGAGAAAATAATGTAATTGCTTCTTTTGATCACTCAACTAAACCGGAGAGTTTTAAAGACATTTCTTATAAAATCCCCGTCTCGGATGCTGTCTTCACAGTCCTCGATGTGATTAACTCTACAACAGGAAGTACCCGGAGTGCTTCTTCGGCGGAAATCGAAAACATCGAGGTTGTAAAAACGACACCAGCAATAACCCGTTCATTGAAAGCAAATTCATTAAGTAGCGATACATTGCTATACATTATCAATTTTAAAGATGGAGGCTTTGGAGTAGCAGCAGCAGATAGCAGAACCGCACCTATTTATGCATACTCAGATAAAGGACGTTTTAACTTAAAAGACACATGCCAGGTTCTTGCTTTAAAGATGTTCATAAAAAGTGCTATACACACTATTTTGTATGATATCAATAATCAAGGAAATAATCCGAGATTCGCTGAAATACCCGAAACCAGAAATGAATTACTAGAACAAGTAGGTCCTTTCATGGATATAGAGTGGTCACAAAACAACCCTTATAATAAAGAATGTGTCATTGGCACAGAATATGCCAAAGCTGGATGTGTAGCCATTGCAACAGCACAGATATGTGCATATAATAAATATCCAAACACATTCGAAGGATATAATTATGATTGGAATACCATTTATAAAATCAAAAGTAGTTCAGACCAATACAAGTACCCCGATGCAACGAATCAATTAGCGCATTTTATTAGAAGAGTGGGATTAAATGTAGGTATGAAATATGGAGTGAAAGAAAGCGGCGCTAAAAGTGAAAAAATCCCAGGTCTATTAAGAAAGATGGGCTATACATGTAGTGATTTAATTAGCTATAGCGACAAAGGACTAGTCGAGTCTTTAAAAGCCGGGCACCCAGTATACCAATGTGGATTTGATAAAGAAAGCGACTATTTCATCTTTCAAACACATTCAGATGGCCATGCATGGGTAGTGGATGGCTATCGATATGAAATGTTAAACATTAGAATATGCAGACCAAGAAGAGGCGAGATGGACTGTGACTCTGAAAAGAGACGTTTTCTATTTGTACGCAACAACTATGGATGGGGAGGGTTATATAATGGATGGTACCAGCCATTTGTTACAATGCCTAATGCTAACGGAAAGAGAATCCCAACTTTCGCATTTAAACCTAGAATGATAACCAATATACACCGATGAAAAAAATATATATATTATTATTGTCACTCTTGACTCTTTGTTCATGCGAAGAGCAAAAAATAACAGGAGCTTTATTTTCAAAAAGCTTCCTACAAGGATTTATTGATATTAAAGAAATTGCATCCGGAAACATAAGCAACAACGATGAATTGTATTTTATGTTTCAAGGTGACAACATTGCCAGGGGCAACCCGCTGTATGATGAACTTTGCACTAAATATGGTGATGTCAGCTATAATCGCTATATGGTTCCTTTCTCTAATCCGTGCCTAGTTGACACTATTACTTCACTTGATTTAATATGCAATACCGATTTTGACAATAACCATAAAAAGGGAAGTTCACTAAATGATATTGCAATACTGTATTATTCCTCACCATTGGAGTTTATAAAAAGCGGGTATAAAGAATATCCTAAAACAGAAGACACAACACCCGCCCCGTATAGACCCTCTAAGGAATACTATCCTTATTCTAAGTCATTTTCAGATTTAAAAGGCGAAGAACTGATTCTTTTATATCAGATGGGTTATATTAAATTTCTGGTACACCCATTACAAAGTAGACAAAGTATCACTTTTAGGGTGCAGACAAAATCAGGAAAAACAATCTCAACTGATTTTGAACTTAACTTTGCCCCAACAAGGAAATAA